AATGAAACTTTCCTTGGTATAATTTTTGCAGTTGTTCTTTATAGTTTCTATTATTCATCAAGATTTTAGGAATATTTACATATTGTTCAACAAGTCCAATAATAAACTTATTAACAACTTTGAAATCGTAGGAACTATCTATCCAAAGAGCACCAATAAACGCTTCTAAAATATCTCCTAATTTTTTAGCATTTGTTCTTCCATTACAAATCTCTTCATTATGCCGTGAAATAATGTAAAATTTATCTAGTCCAATTTTTTGAGATAAATATCCTAACATTTCATTGCAAACAAGTTCTTTCTTTAAGTTTGTAAGGAACCCCTCATTTTCACTGGGGAAGCGTCTAGTTAAATAAGATGAAACGACGACACCCAATACCGAATCACCTAGATGCTCTAATCTCTCATATGAAGTTTCAAACAAAGGAAGACAATTGTCCGGCTTATCTGCTAGTTGCGCTGGTTCTCCTGTTGGAGTTATGTATTCTGTTCTTTTTACATATGATGAATGTACCATTGCAGTCTGAAACAGACTTAGATCACGAATAGTAAAATTGACAGAAGAAAGAATTGCTTGAATATCATGTTTGGTAAACAAGCGATTCTTTGGATTGTATGGGTTGTAAATTTGAATTGAATTCATATTGTTTTAATGCTTTCTATGTTTAACTTTGTTAGTTCGTTTTTTATGATTACCAGAACGTCTGCTTGTTTTACTACCCTTCAATCCTCCTTTCTTCTTTGGCGGAAGTTCCGGAGTATCTGGAGGACTAACATCATCTAAACTTGACGGATCATCAGATCCACCAGCTGCAGGAGCGGGGGCAGCAGCAGTTCTTTCAATTGCTCCATTCAATTTTCTCCAATTGTCCACAAACATCTTAAAACTGTTTGGGTTTGAATTTTTGACCTTAGTCATCTGTTCAACAATCATAGCTTCAATCTTAGGTTGTTGAGTTTGAATAAAATTAAAAATTTGTGGTATAAGGAACGACGCCATTTATTCAATGTCAATATTTTCGTCTTTTACTACTCTTGTTAACTTAAACTCATTTGCAACCAATTGTTCCTTTTCTTTCATAATAACGTACGCGAGACATTCTTTTGCATTTGGAGTTCTCACTAACGCAAAATAATTTGTCAAATGTTCTTCTAAACTTTTCTTTGAAAGGCTCCATGGTTTTGACCATTGTGCTGGTCTTTGAATATTGATTTTAGAACCATCTTCAAGCGCAAGAATACTATGTTGTGAGAATTGAGGACTTTTTAGAAAGTCTGCAATTTCAAGCTCAACGATCTTTCTTTTCTCACGAAGTGTTCCAACATTCTTATTGATATCTCGAATTTGATTATCGAGATCGCGATAACGTCTGACACATGTCTTGAGTTCCTCCATTTTTTTTTAAGATTTAAAAGTTTTGATAAACATAATCCGTTTTTGAAATAATGGTGTATCTCGACAAGAACGAAGTCGAAAACTTACGAAAAGTTTACAATTCTGAACATTCGAATGAAGACCCAATACCTGAAGGAGATATGGATTTTATTTGGGCTGAATTAAAGAAACGATTACATTCTCAGTGTAAAAATAGCGGTTCGGAATGCATTATAACATCCATGCTTTCTAAACCAAATGCTCCAGATTCTTGGATTTCAAATCCCGAAGAATGGTTATCAAGCGATGATATTGATGCATTAGAAAAACAGTTTGAAAAGGTCTTTTTAAATTATGATTTTTTAGGAACATTTCCAATTGATTTTGATAAACGTTCTCAAACAGGAACTTGTTTAGTCAGTGTTCTCTGCTCACTTGACATCAAGAAATTATACGATAAAGGAAAAACACAAATAGGAATTATTTTTAACACTGATGTTAGTACTGGTCCTGGTAAACACTGGGTTGCTATTTTCTGCGATTTGGGTCGTGAATTTGAATATCCTCGCATAACCTATTTCGATTCTTATTCTCAGAAACCTGAAAAGGAAATACAAGTATTAATGAAACGTTGGAAAGAGCAATGGGATTCTTTAAAGATACATTCTAAGCCAATGGTATTAACTTATAATAAAACTCGTCATCAATACGAAGATTCTGAATGTGGTATGTATTGTTTATATTTTCATTTGTGTTGTCTTCTGCATATTCCAATGGAAAAGAGAATTCCGGATAATGTGATACGAGGGTTTAGAGGAATGTTATTTCGTGTTGGTAAAGGATAATGGAAGTAATACAAGGATTTTTCAAAGATCCAAGCATGTTATTAACGGTTGTTATGGTCTTAATTATATTAAGTTTAAGCATTGGAATTGCATACGCTGTCATTCCAAAAGAAAGAAAAGCAAAAACAGCAGCAGATGGAAATTTTAAAGCGTACGAACAAGTTACTAAATTGGCTCCATTAGGATGTCCTACTGATTATCGTCTTTGCGATTATTACATGGCTTCATCTTCCTATTCTGTATTTCCGGGTAAGAAAGTGTATGATTATATTTCTGATGAAATTCTTCCTTTAGTTATTAAGGCAGGTGCAAGACTTGTTGAATTGAATGTATATGCAGATACAGATAATACTCCTGTCGTTGGATTGAAGAACGAAAAAATAGGATTTGATTATGCTAGCAATACAGTTCCTTTTGAAGCATGTTGTATTTCGATTGTAAACAATGCATTTAACAGTATTTCAAGTCCAGTTTCAAGTGATCCATTCATATTAAGTTTAGTTTTCCATACTGATAAGACTGATGTAATTAATGCATGTTCTCAAATATTAAAAGATACATGCAAAAATAGATTACTTGATGAAAAGTATGGTTATCAAAGAAGAAATATAGCAACTGAACCTATCTGTAATTTCCAAAATAAGCTAATTATTGTTAGTGGTGGAAACTTTAAAGGAACGTTAATGGATGAATTGATTAACCTCTCTTGGTCATCTTCTAACTTGCGTAGATTAACATATACACAAGCTTCTCAAGCACATGATTCAGAAGAACTTATTAATTTCAATCGTGATCATATAACTATGGTTGTTCCTGATATTGGAGAAGATCTGGTCAATTTTAATCCTCAAATTTTGTTTACATATGGTTGTCAATGGATTATGATGAATTATGGTTCAATTGATAGTATGATGGAGATATACATTGGAGAGTTTCAAGAAAATAGTGTAGTTATTAAACCAGAAGCATTACGTCCTATCAAAGTTAAAGAATACAAGAAACCAACGTTGCCAGATCCAGATTTATCATTCCAACCAATGCAACAAAGTTCTCCGATATATAACATAACTATTTAATAAATGCCGTTTATCTGGGCTAAGAAAATTCAGCAAGTTACTCAACCTCAAGTCGTGGTACAACCTGAACAGATAGTCGAAATCCCTATCTTTCAAGAGAAAGAAGATAAAATCTCAGTTATAGAACATAAAGAAGATGGCAAGTGCTTGGTTAGCTCACGTGAAGAAGACAATGCGTTCGGAAGCGGGGAAGAAGAAGTCAATGGGCAAGAAGTGGTTCTCCCATGTGTTGAAAACAGCAAAGTCGAGTTACAAGGGGAAGAGTAAACGAGGCGGAGGCGTAGAATCAACTGCATCTCCCGTTTCTTCTAGTCCCATGAAGGGTGGTAGAACTCGTCGCCACTCGCGTCGTTAAAAAAATGATTATTACTAACATATAAAGACAAATGGGCGGTGGTTTATTACAACTCGTAGCATACGGCGCACAAGATGCCTACATCTCTGCTAATCCTCAAATTACTTTCTGGAAGGGTCTCTACAAACGTCACACAAATTTTGCTATGGAGCCATTTCGTGTGAATTTTAACGGTCAAGCAAACTGGGGAACTAAGCACAGTGCGGTTATCAGTCGTCATGCAGATCTTTTATATTCGACTTATTTGGAAGTCCAATTACCTGGTCTTTCTACTGACAATACTAACTTGATGAAATGGAACAATGATCAAGGTCGTTTGGGATATAACTTGATTAAGTATGTAGAGCTTGAAATTGGTGGTCAATTGATTGATCGTTTGTATGGCGAATGGCTCTATCTTTGGGACTCGTTGACTAGCGATGTTAATACGTCTTCTAAGTTGTGGAGAATGGTGGGAGGTACGTTAGCTGCTGGAGCATCTACTTTCCCCAACCAAACCTTATGCAACGTTGGATCTGGTAAGCCCAGTTTGCCCAATACTCTCTATATTCCTCTCTACTTCTTCTACACCAAGAACCCAGGTGCAGCACTTCCTTTGATCGCTCTCCAATACCATGAAGTCAAGATCAACGTTATGTGGAACGACAATCAACATATTGCAGGAGATTTCACTGCAGGAGCCACTGGAGGTATTACTTATCTCCCCAATCCTTCTCAAGCTTCAATCTACATTGATTACATCTATTTGGATGTGGAAGAACGTCGTCGTATGGCTCAACAATCTCATGAATATTTGATTGAACAAAGTCAATTTAACGAAGATAAGGGTATTTCTTCTTACAACAATCGTGTTGATTTAACATTCAATCACCCTGTTAAGGAACTTGTGTGGGTTGTCCAACCTACTTCTTACAATAACTGCAAGTTGCCTCAAGGTGCTGAAACTCGCTTAAAACCTTTCACATATGATCGCAATATTGTATATGATCAATGGCTCCAAGTGAATGGTCAAGATCGCATGGATCGTCGTTATGGTGATTATTACAACGAAGTTCAAGTTTATCAACACCATACTGGTATTGGTGGAACTGTATCTTCTACTTCTGCATTACCTTCTACTCAACCAGGCATCTACATGTATTCATTCGCATTGAAGCCTGAAGAACACCAACCTTCTGGTACTTGCAACTTCTCTCGTATTGATACTGCAACTATAGTTATGAATTTGTCTGGAGCATTTGTTGTTGATGAGTCTGTAGATGCAACCTACGATGTTCGTGTCTATGCAACTAACTATAACATTTTGCGTATCATGAGTGGTATGGCTGGTCTTGCTTATTCCAACTAGAAACTTAAAATAATAATTTAAACAGGCCAGCCATATATTAGTTAAGAATGAGCTCCCAAATTCCTGGTGAAACAAAATCAATGGCTGGTCGTAAACCCAACCCTATAATTTATAAAGAATTGGAAGATTGTATTGAATGCATAGTTCAACACAATAATAATCCATACCAATTCTTTATAGATAAAGACGATCTAGAAAAAGTTAAAACAAGAAACTGGCATTTAGTTACTGGTGGAAAATATGTAGGAGCAGACATTAAAATAGAAGGAAAAGCAAAATGTTTGTACCTTCACAATTTTGTTATGAATAAATTAGATTTTCCAGGTAAAGGTGCTAAACAATCAATTGATCACATTAATCGTAATGGATTAGACAACCGAAAGGAAAACTTAAGACTTGTAACTCAAACAGAACAAAATTTGAATCAAAAGAAAAAAGAAAGAAAAATTATTTCAGAAGAAATTGGAGATTTACCAAAGCATGTTTACTACGTAAAAGCACGAGGCAATCATGGTGATGGATTTTGTGTAGAATTTAAAAAGAATGGTAAAAAGATTTATAATCCATATATTCGTTCAAAAGTATTGACTATTGAACAAAAATTGGAGAAAATTGAAGAGGCATTG